CTAAAATCGCCGGAGAGGGCCGAAACCGGAAAGGATGGGCCACCATGACAGAACGCAAGCGGACGCGCTCAGATTCGCGAGAATCGAAACGTATTAGCGACAATTCGCCACAACCGAACACAATCGTGACGAATCACGCCGCGCTCACCGTGTTTTTAGTGAACACATACCCCGACGGCATCCCCGCTGTCGACCTACCGGTCGCACAGGCGGCTATCTCTCTTTCACAGGCAGTCGACGCCGCACCTGATGTTGCCGCGTTGTGGTCTCAGTACCGCGGTGCGCTTGATGACTTGCTCGCCATTACCCGACAGGACGGAAATGAAATCGACTATCTCGTCGACCAACTGCGCGCCGCGGATCGCTACCCCGAGGACTGACCGGCGGACACGCGGTCACGAGGTCGCAAAAATTGCTGAACTGCTCGGGTCGCCTCTTATGCCGTGGCAACGGCAGGTCGTCGACACCGCACTCGAAATTGACGACTCGGGCGCGCTCGTCTATCGCGAGGCGTGTTTAACGGTTCCGCGTCAGTCTGGCAAATCAACGCTACTTGCGTCGCTTATGCTGTGGCGGGCGTTGGCATGGGGACGGCGGCAACGGATCGCGTACACCGCACAGACAGGCTCGGACGCCCGTAAAAAACTGCTCGACGATTTCGCGCCGATGATGCTCGACTCGGGTCTCGGCACGTTCGTCGAAAAGGTGTACCGGTTAGCGTCCGACCCGTCAGTGATTTTCACGAACGGGTCACGTATACAAGCGTTACCGACGACAGCGACAGCGGGGCACGGTTTAACGTTGTCAGGCGGCGGGTTCATCGACGAAGCGTTCGCCGATAGCGACGACCGACGCGAACAAGCCTTATTGCCCGCAATGGCGACAATTCCGCAAGCGCAATTGTGGGTCGTGTCGACCGCGGGCACCGACGAATCTGCTTACTTGTTGCGGAAGGTGCAGACAGGCCGCGAAGCGGCACAGTCGGGCACCGATCAGCGAATCGCCTATTTCGAATGGTCCGCCGACGAGGACGCCGACCCCGACGATTCGGACGTATGGCGGTCGTGTATGCCCGCGCTCGGAAACACAGTGAACATGGAAGCGGTGCAACACGCCCGAGGTACAATGCCCGACGGGCAGTTTCGTCGCGCATGGCTTAATCAGTGGGCCCGCACCGACGAGCGCGTGATCCCGGCGACCGTGTGGGAAAAGGTACAAGGCGACGCGATGCCCGACGGACGGATCGTGTTCGCTGTCGATATCACGCTCGACAGGTCATCGGCAAGCATTGTCGCCGCTGACGACCGCGGTCATATCGAACTGGTCGACAACCGTGCCGGGGTCGACTGGCTACCGGACCGCATCGGCGAACTTGTCGCCCGACACGACGCCCCGGTCGCGCTCGACGCTTACGGGCCCGCCGGGATGCTTGCCGACACATTAGAACAGCGGCGCATCGTCCCGATCAGATACACGACACGCGACACATGTTTCGCCGCTAACGAATTTTATGATGACGTGATCGCTGAGCGTATGCTCGTCAGACCGCACGACGCGCTGACCGCAGCCGTTGCGATCGCCGAGAAAAAACCGATGGGGCACTCGTGGCTGTGGGCCCGTGTCAATAACCGGGCGGACTTGTCACCGTTGCACGCCGCAACGATCGCATACCACGCCGCGAAACATCGCAACACGCCGAAGCCGCGCCCCGTGATACTCTAAGAGCATGGGTCTTTTTAGCCGTCGGCGCCCGGAAACACGCGCAGCCGAATTCCCGTTCGTGCTGCCTACGGCGAACTATCTACAACCGACGCAAGGCCCGTTGAACGTTTCCGCCGATACCGGTCTCGGTATCCCGGCGATGTGGCGATGCGTACAGTTGATTTCGGACAGTATCGCCGCGCTGCCGCTTGTCGCGTTTAGGGACGGCGAACGGATCGTGCCGACCCCGGCAATTTTGACGCAACCGGACCGCACGACAACCCGTGTTGACATGATCGCATCGACGATCGCGTCGCTACTTATCGACGGTAACGCTTATTGGCTACTGGGTGACCGTGACGCGCTCGGTTATCCACGGCAGGCCGCGCTGCTCGCTACCGACGCCGTGCAAATGCGGACAAATGGGCCAGTAGTGCAATACCACGTCGCCGGACAGGTGTACGACGCCGAAGATATTTTGCATATCCGCGGGCTGACCATGCCCGGCAGCGTCCGAGGGCTGTCGGTCATCGAACATCATCGCCGCACCCTCGGGCTAGCGATCGCATCCGAAGAATGTGCCGCAAATGTGTATGACTCGGGCGGTCTCCCCGTCGGTGTGCTCGAAGTTGATTCGGACATCACCCGCGACGAAGCCGACGCGCTAAAAGCAGGGTGGACAGAAAAAAACGGGGGACGTAACCGCACACCTGCAGTGCTCGCTAACGGAATCCGCTATAAACCGCTGTCATTCACCCCGCACGACCTAGAACTAATCGACGCCCGCCGATACTCGGCAGGGCAGGTGTGCACCCTGTTCGGTGTGCCGCCGCACATGGTCGGCGTTGCCGGGTCGTCGGGAAACTCGCTTACATATTCGAACGTTACGCAAGACTCGATTCAATTCACCCGATACACCCTGCGCCCGTGGCTATCCCGAGTCGAACAGTCGCTATCGACGCTATTGCCACGCGGGCAAGAAGCCCGGTTCGTGCTCGACGACCTATTACGAGCCGACACGCTCGAACGTTTTCAGGCATATCAAATTGGGCTCGCTGCCGGTTTCCTTACGGTCGACGAGGTACGTCGCGCCGAAGATTTCACCGACAGGACACGAGAGGACATCACCGAATGACCGACCTAGTGACCCGGCTCGTCGACGTCGGCGGGTTCGAAATGCGAAACGACGACGACGGTCATCACCTCGTCGGTCTTGTCGCCCCGTTCGGCGCTGTCTATGACGCGGGCGCATACCTTGAACGGTTCGCTACGACCGCGTTCGATAAAACCGTGCAGGAACGCGGGCAACGCATCGCCCTACTTGAACAGCACGCTACGGATCGGATGCCGATCGGTCGGGCGGTCGCATGGGAAAAACGCCCCGAGGGACTGGTCGCCGATTTCTTGCTCGCTCGTACTGCCCGCGCCGACGAGGCCCGCGCGCTTGCCGAGGACGGTTTCGTGTCGGGTTTCTCCGTCGGTTTTGTTCCGGTACGTACCCGAAATTTAGAACTTGACGGGCGACCGTTGCGTGAACGCACCGAGGTACGTCTCGATCACGTGGGATTTGTTCGGACGCCTGCCTACGACGACGCCCGCCTGATTTCAGTGCGCGAATTCGACCCTGACGACACCGAACAGGTGCCGCGGCTCGCTAAGTACCGTCACCTAATGCGCCGGGAAGCCGAGTGATGGCAAACTATTTTGCGCACACCGCAACCGACACAGCAACAAAAGTGCTCGACGCCGACAACCTGAACCGCGAAGTATTTTTGCAGATCATCGGCAACACGACCGTATATTTAGGCGACAACGATCAGGTAACGACCGCGAACGGGTTCCCGATCGTTAAACACACCGCCCCTATTCGCGGGCTACTCGGCGCCGGTCAAGAATTGTGGTGCATCGTCGGTTCAGGCACCGAATCGCTACGCATTTTTACGACTGTCGACTAACGCAACGCCAACCGATAAGGGTTGTGTATGCTCACACGTAGGCCGCCGCCCACGCCGCCGCCCGATCGGGCACCGCTAGGGCACCGTCGACTAACACCCGACCGAAAGGACACCGCCCAATGAAGTTGCTCGACCAGTTGGTCGCCGAGCGCGCCGAAATCGCTACCGCTGTGGAAGCCGTGCTCGACCGTGCCGCCGACGAAACCCGAGACCTGACCGATGCCGAAGATAAGAACCTCGGCGACCTGACCGAGCGCGCTAAGGCACTCGACGCCCGTATCGCCGACCTGCGCGAAATTCAGGTGTCACACCTTGAAGCCGCAAAAATGCGCGCCGAAGTGGCCGCAACCCCCGATGACAAGCCCGAGAGCGAGGCCCCTGTGAACCGTGTCGACGTTAAGGCCGAGCCGCTGACCTACCGTCAGGGCGCCGACGTCTCATTTTTCCGTGACGCCTACGCCGCCGAGTTCCACGGCGATCAGATCGCCCGCGAGCGGTTGAACCGTCACCAGCACGAAATGGCTGTCGAAATGCGCGACAGCGGATCGTCGAACTTCGCTGGTCTCGTGGTCCCGCAGTACTTGACCGGTCTCGCCGCACCATTCTTGCGTGCCGGACGTAACACGATGGACGTCTGTAATCAACTCCCGTTGCCGCAGGACGGTCTGACTGTGAACATTTCGCGGATGACGACCGGATCGTCGGTCGCCGCGCAGGACGGCGATAACGGCGCCGTGACCGAGGCCACCCCCGACGACACGTTGCTGACCGTGAACGTTCGCACGTTCTCAGGCATGGTCGACGTGAGCCGTCAGGCGTTGGAACGCGGCACAGGTGTCGACGGTCTCCTCGCCGCCGATCTCGTCGCCGCCTACCACACCGCGGTTAACGGCTCGGTGATTAACGGCGACGGCACGAGCGGCGCCCACCTCGGCATCCTGAACACGTCCGGCATCGGCGATGTCGACAAGGACGACGCGAGCCCGACCGCCATCGAAACGTTCTCAGCGATTATTGAAGCGATCGCCGAAGTGTCCGCGAACCGGTACGTGCAGCCCGACATCATCGTGATGCACCCTCGCCGTTGGGCCTATCTGACCGCCGGACTCGACTCGTCGAATCGTCCGCTGGCAGGTATTCAGGGCCAAAGCGGGCAGAACATTGTCGCGATCGGCAACCCCGGCGCCTACGGTGTGGCCGCTGGCGAGGTCGCAGGTATCCCGGTCGTCGTCGACGCCGGTATCCCGACCAACCTCGGCGCAGGCACTAACGAGGACGCGATCATTGTCGCGAACCGTGCCGACCTTGTGCTGATGGAACAGGCCGCGTCGCCGCTCATGTTGCGTTACGAGTCGGTCGGTTCGGGCACCCTGACCACCCGCATGGTCGTGTTCGGGTATAGCGCGTTCACCGCGGGTCGTTACCCGACCGGCGTCGCTAAGGTGCAGGGCACCCTGCTCGCCGCGACTCTCTGATAGTTAGCGGGTGCCCGCCCCCGTAGCCCTTAAGGGCGGGCACCCGCACCGATCACACAAGGGGACACAATGTCGAAATATGTGCAAAACCTGATCGCGCAGGGTGCCGACCCGGTACTCATTGCGAAACTCGGCGGACATCCCCGCGCCGACGCGGCGCCGGTCGACGACACGGCAGACGACAGCCCGGCGCCGCGTAAAATCTCGAAACC